GTACGTACCCCCGAGGTCCGCTTGAGGGTATCAGTCGTCCCAGTCGTCTACAATAGAACCGAGATCATCGCTACCTTGTTCTGGTGGCGGGGCCGCTTTCTTTGCCGCCTTCTTTTTCGGTTCTTCAACAGGTGCATCCTCTGACTTTGCAAACGGGTTATCTTCTTCACCCCCATCTGCATCCGCATCAAAATCGAATCCATCCACCGCACCAAATGGTGACTCTGGTTCCCTCATGGGTTTTAGGTCGATAACTTGTACCGCCTTTAACCGGAGAGATACCCCTGTACCCATTGCACCGTGATAGGGCGTAAAAGAAACAGCAATATTAACCGTGCTGCCGGTAGTTAGTAAGAAGTCTTCTGGTAACCTCTTACTTTTGGCATCATATTGTGCCGGTGCTCGGGTAGCATCTTTACCGTATGCGCCCTTCAATTTGGCCTTGTGGGTAAAAGACTTACCATCACTATCGTCTTCCTCCTTAAAAGGCAGCTCAAATTTTTCGGGCCATTCGGCTTGACGCGTATTTTTGTACGCTTCTCGCATTTCCTTATACAGAGCCTTGGCCTGTGCTAAGTTCATACGGAATTGAAGTGCGTATTCCGCCCCATCATCAAGCGCATCGCACGGTACCGTTCGCCGTTCTGTACTATCAAACTTATAGGTTTGATTTAATTTCGGCCACAGTGCCTCGACGTTATCGATGTTGTAACTTGAATTGGCAGTTTCAGCCATGTCGTTCTCCTTAGTGATTATTGATCTTCGTCTAACAGGTTAAGATTGATAACCTGTCCCGGTTCTTCGGTTGTTACTGGCCCCCGCATAATGGGTACCACTTTATCTTCCACCTCTTCCGGTACTCCTCTGGAGGTTAGAGCTTCTGAAATCTCAGGTATGCAGTATCGGTAAGTATTTCCCACCTTGATATAGGTCTTCTGTGGGATTCGATCCTGACGCACCCAAGCACGAATTGTAGATACCGACACTGAAAAGTATTCAGCAACGTTCTCTATAGGTACATACTTAGCGTCCATCTATTTTTTCCTCACGGTGATTGAGTAGTTAGTGTCCACGTTCAGCCCCTCGGGCAGCACTTCGGGATTTTCTTCTAGGAATTGTTTCAAATTTGTCTGGTTAAGACGTTTTTCAAACAATTCCGGCACTTCGTGTTTGAGCACGAATGCATACATTTTTTCCCAGTCTGCTGTCCAGTACCTTTGTTGAGTAGACCGAAAAAACAGACCTTCAGAAGTTCTCACACTCTCGACATTGTGATCATCGCAATAGTCAAGCAGTCCCTTCTTCACCCTGTCTAATTGACGAGTGAGTACAGCGTCTTCTTCTTTGAACTTTGCTGATAATTTCGCCCGTTCCTCACGTATTTTTATATACGTTTTTGTGAGATCCCCAGCGGATACACTCGACTTTTTAGCCATAATGTTCTCCCATTGGCTAGTTAGATTTAGAATTTAGTGATCATTCATGCATTAGTCAAGTAGCTCTTCGTATAATTCTATCATTTTTGTGTGAACGTCTATTCTGTTATCTAATAGTGCGTAAACACGTTTCTCTACGGGGGACCCATGCAGCTGCACAACCGTACACTTATGTTTCTGCCCTGACCTATGCACCCGTGCATTTGCTTGTGCGTATGTCTCCAACGAACTCGTTGGCCCCCACCAGACCACGGTGTTTGCGGCTGTTAACGTGACACCATGTGCTGCTGCTTGCGGTTGGATAACTAGCACTCTCGGATCAGAGGTTTGCTGGAACGTCTTGAATATCTGGGTTCGTTGGGAAGCAGATACATCGCCCTGAATAACCTCTGTGGTTATACCATCTTTACGCAGTTTTTCTGTGAGAATGGTAATCGCGTGTCTAAATGGGACGAAAATCAGTACTTTTTGACTGGATTCATCAATTACCTCCCGTAACACTTTGTAACGATGTTTGATGTCAAACTCTAAAACATCCTTGTCGTCCGTGTATATTGCTCCCGCAGAAATTTGTAGGAGTTTGTTCATAGCCACAGCAGCATTTACCGCTGTTATCTGCTCCCCCGTAATATCCATGACCAACTTCTTCCTTAACTCGTTATAATATTTCTTCTGTTGTCTGGTCAGGGGGACTTCACGTTTAACGTAAACCATATCAGGAAGATCAAGACAGTCAGCTTTGGTGAACCGTATTGCTGGTTGCAACACTCGGAACACCGTATCTGTTGCAGTATCCTTTGCTATCCATTTAAAGTTCGTTATTTTCAACATAACCTGATCACGGAACGAGCCAAAGAAACGCGGTACACTGGTTGGATTGATCAACTTGGCTAGCCCGTAAGCATCCAATGGACTCTGTGCGGCTGGAGTGCCCGTCAACATCCAAAGCCATTGATCTGGTCTTAACAACTTATTCAGTGTTTTCCATCTGGTGGTCTGCGCATTTTTGTAATGGGTGGCCTCATCTACAATAATAAGATCAAACCCGCCCTTGGCTATCTCATCAGCTATAATGGCTACGCCGTCATAGTTTATAATCACATACTCTGCGCCCTGTGCGATAATTTCCTTGCGTTGTTTTGAGCTACCATAGGCCACATCCACGCTTCTGTGGGGCGCAAACGTAAACAAGTCATCACGCCATGCGCTATCCATGATCGAGAGCGGGCAGATAACTAGCACACGATTGATGATATTGCGGGCTAATAGAAAATCCGACGCCCAGATTGCGCTGGCGGTCTTGCCCGTTCCTTGCTCATTGAAGCAGAATGCTTTGCGATTCAATGTGAGAAATGCAGAAGTTGTTTTCTGATGTGCGAAAGGCGTATGCCTACCCGTCCATGTGTATTGTTTTTGGATGGGGGAGGGAGCATTTATATTTAGGTTGTTCAATACTCGGGCTTCATCCACGCCCCACTTAACCAGTACCTTGTTATCAGATAGTTCCTTACTCTTGGGTATGGCCGCGGTTACTTGCTGTGGGTTTCTTAGCTTCAATAACAATGCCTTACCATCTTTAATTATCTCCACGTAGTTCTCCTTGCTCAACTTCTTCCCCGTTTATCGGGGGTTCTATGGATACATTGCCCTCATTATCAACTACCAGTAAGTGGACTTTCATTAATTTTTGCAACTCTGTAAGCACTCTAAACGAACTAACATCCCGCCTTCGTCCCCTGTAGGAGACATATTTCACATCAAAAAGGATTACCTTGCCAGCTTTGTTAACAGCTACCAGATCGAAGGGACCATCATGAGCAATATTACGTGATACCCAGTATCCCCGCTCTATAAGCCACTGTGCGGCATATGCTTCTGTCCACGCACCGCGCTCCCGCTTCCCTAAAATTTCAGATTCTGGCATGTTACGATAGGCGTCAATATTTAGACGTACCACCTACCCGGCAAAACCAAGCAGGAGACTTTCAATGATGCATCTTTCCCATTGATTAGCTATCCCACCGTTTATTATCACTATGGGTTCAATGCCTATTTCAGCAGCAGCTGCACTAGCAGCAATAAAACCTTCTTCCCCGCCCTCAAAATCTCCCAGATAATGCATGACACCATCATCAGAGTGTATGGCGAAGTATTTATCCCCCAAAGCATCTTCTAAGGTTTCGGGGGCCTCTTTTTTTGTGAAATCGGCGTAAATTATATTATCATTACTCATAAGGCTGCGGACCTCCTCTTTTTACCATTTCGACTACGATTTTTACTGCGACTTTCCAGCCGCGTACCATCCTTGTTTGACCCACCTTTGGCTAAAGCCTTTCTGTGGCCTATATCTTTACCTTTACGACTAATACCCTTTTTATCATACCTGCGTCTGGCTCGTTGACGCTCCATACGCGCCCTGTGCCGCGTAGATTTCTTTGTGCCCCCTTCCTTCTCAATCTGCGCTTTTTGCAGCTGATATTCTCTTTTATAGGGTCTTGGACTTTTGGTGTAAGCCATCAGTTACTCCCGTTGTGCACACATTCCAACACTACGCAGTGCCGTTTGCACAACCCACTAGGATGGGCGTTCCATATGTTGTTAGCATGGGCCGTCTCCATACGCTTAAAATTACCCAACCATTTATCCCATAAAACTGGCATCATGTCTCTACTGTAGGTATCCTTGATAAGATCCCTGGAAACCACAAACAACAGCCCCGCCCTAATAGTGTCTACACTAGGAAAATGCGCGAATACTGCCAAAGCCATCAATTCTAACTGCCCTTTGTCTGCATATCTTGCGTTTTTACCAGTTTTATAATCGACTACCCAGGCAATATCCTCATCCAGAATAACCAAATCTGCAATACCGCGCCACCAAACATTCTTATCAGAGAAGTCACACGGGTCTAACGCCTGAGTCAGTCCCATCTTAACTTCACATAACTTCTTACCACGCTTGGCTCTTAGCGCATCAAGTGCACCCTGAGCATAGCTGAACTTAGCAGGTAGTGACTTGTTATCACGTATGTACTCTTCAGCAACCAGGTGGAACGCTGTTCCGTAAAGCATCGCATTCGTGGTCGGTTCGGAGTAGTCCTTGGCAATCTTCAGATGATAGAATTGCTTCGGGCATTGCTCGAATGCCTTGATCCTACTGAATGACCACGGTTTGATGCTCATGGTGTTGATACTTCGTCGCTCCCGTACTTTGCATACTCCGTGCCAAATATAGCATTAAGGCCAGGGAGGAGTTCTTTAAGTAAATCCTCCCGAAGCAATCTCCCTGTCGGTTCGTGGGCAACTATTTTATATATCCGTGAGGGGTGTAAATTATACTTACACGCTAAAGAAAGAACACATTTCCGTCTACTAGCCCTATCCACAATCTCCGCTTCGTACCAAAACTCCCGCCTTATCTTCTCGTTCCTATCTGGGTGATGTTCACGAAACTCTTGATACCGTGCCTTTGTCATCCACATTCTCCATAAGATTTTCCGGTACCGGATTCGCAGTTGATAGGTAGACCCTTGGCCCAATCGGGCTTCCACCGCATACACTGTTCGATGAATACCTGTGCCTCGTCCACTTCTTCGTCCTTGACACAACATAATACAGAGTCATGAACTGTGAGGGCAACACGGTACTTCTTGGCAATCTTTAGCATTTGCTCCCCGATGATGCAACGCGCCACGGCCTGACAGACATTCTCTATGACCTTCCCCCCATAAATACTGGCACGTCCCTTCCTTGTTTTGTAGGTGAACGTAACGTTTTCATCCACTTGTTCGAATTGCAGATCGTCATAACGCAACAGTAACCCAGAGGGTAACCGTATCGCAGTTTCCTCTGGTACGATCTCAAGAACACCCTCCACCCCCAATTCGGTTTTTTCATTTTTGGTTAGCCCCACGAGAGTACGGTGAGCATCACGCCATAACTTGTTTATCTCCCAGTTGGTATCACGGTAGATCTTGATGACCCTCCGTGCTTCTCCGATGTCCATATCAAAACCGAAATTTTTTAATTGGGCCGCAAACTTTGGCGCACCCATGCCATACCCAGCACCGAGAATTGTGGTCTTGCCGACAAACCGTTGCTCTTTAGTAATTTTTTCTTCGGAGACTCCGTAGATGTGGGAAGCCATCTGTGTGTAAACATCTTCTCCCTTGGCAAATGCTTTGGTTAGTTCTTTTTGTTCAGCAAGCCATGCAAGTACCCGTGCCTCAATCTGTGCCGAGTCAGCGTCTATCAGAGTGTGCCCGGCGGGGGCTAAGATACTGTTCTTTAACTTCTTACCATCAGCCCCACGGTTAGGCAGGTTTTGCAGGTTGATCTTGTCATCCCCACCCCATCGCCCAGTGTGTGCGGCATAGTATCTAACAGGCACGGGCAACAGACCACGCTTGGATATGTCGATAAATCTTTGCGTCCGCGTTTCCTCCAAGGTGGATTTTGTACCCAGCCGTGCCGTGACGAGTGCTTGTACTTGTTCGTCATCGTGTTCTGCCAACGCCAGGAATTTCTCATCGGTCTTGGCAAAAGCGAATGTCTCCTTACCTGTCGTAAGACTTATTTTTGTTGGGGGTTTAACACCAAGAGACTTTAGCATCTCCGCAAATTTCGGATTGCTCATCAAATCTTCTTTGGTAACTCCGGCAGCCTTCAGTAGTGTATCTTTACGATAACGTGTTTCCACAAGATGTTGTTTCAGTAGATCGGGATCTAAATCCAAAACAGGCTGGATAAACATCCGTAACGTCAGGTCGATCAACTTCAATTCTGAACGGGGGAATTTTCCGTTATTCGCCATTTCCATGAACAGCCGAAAAGTTAGGTCTACATCGTTTATGCAGTAGTCACCGTAATTAGATATTTCTTCGTAGGTGAAATCCGCTCTGTGCTTCCCCAATGCGTGTATTACTTCCGTGCCTTTGACGCCAACCCCGTATTTTTCACTGACGGCTTGGAGACTTGCGCTAACTTCAACCCCATGGACAGCACGGGCAATGCACATAGTGTCAGCATAGACGCGAGGATGAATGTCATAGTGCCAAGCAAGAATAGCGCCGTCAAACATGGTATTATGGCAAAGCAGCATAGAGTTTTCCCAAGGAAACTGACGCAGGTATTCAGAAAGTTGTTCATGTTTACCACTGGCCCACTCCGTTTCCTTATGGTTAACTTTAATACCAACGCCAATCACTTCAAATCTAGGGTCGCGTATATATTCTTCTGTCGTTATCTTCTTTAGAGAAAAATCCTTATCGTAGTACGTCTCAAAATCCAGTGTTATTACATCCATTATTGATCCCCTTACTGGCCGCGAAACCGAAATTCGAAGGCAAGTGATAAGTAGTTAACACCATCATCACCATGATCTATTTTTTCAGGTGACTGGTTCGAACGGCATATTTTCATACAGGCCAGTATAAAACAAACGTGAGATGGTTTGATTGTGAACCCGAGCAGGGCCGTTGCCATCGCTGCCGTTCGAATTATGTTTTCTTCTGGTACCCCATATTGTTTTCCCCGTTCTTCAAGCAGAGAAGAGCAACGCTTATATCTCTCCTGTACCGAATTTGTAATACTGTCGGTCACAGGTCACACCTTCCTAGGTTGTGTTTCATCCAGTGGTAGTTCCAGTTGATCGGGGTCTTTTGCTGCTTTCAAGGAAGCTGAAAGGGTGTCAGTAAAAAATTGACGGGCAGCAGCTATCTGACTGATATGGAATTGTGCTTCCGCATGTTTCATATTCAAATCACGAATTTGTTTAACTGCGTACTGTGCCGCAGGTTCCATCTCTTCGAAATCGTAGTTCACGCCGTCAATGTTTATGATGTCTTGTCCGTTTCGCACAATGCTTCTCCAAGGTTAAGTTGTTAATATCGCCCCCCTGCCCGACCTTCTAGGATAATACCCAAAATCCATAGGTCGAACACAGGGGGGCTAGGTTTAACGTGTCTCCACGATGAGGTCACAGTTTCCAGAGAAAGGGAGCAAAACTGGAAGTCGCCCTCATTGCGGCGGATGATTACGCCTCTCGCCGCTTAGCGCCAAACTGGATACGCATGAGGCATGTTCGAACCTCATCGACGTTGGTCTCATTAACTATCAAAGCGAGACCGCCCTGTTTGGAAATATCATCTAAATTTTTCTGTTGGAGCGGGGTAGGCTTATTTTTCCCCGCCTTGCATTCTATTCCGAAAAACATCCCACGATAACAGCCTACTATGTCTGGCACACCGCTCCTCCCATACCCGCCCGTGAGCGGATAAAAGTAGTATGCCTCAAACTCCTTCAGAACTGCTACTACTTTTTTCTTGACCTTGGCTTCCGGTGTCATCGCCATGTTGAAGTTCCTTCTCCCAATCTTCTTTTCTCTCTCCGTCAAACCACCGCACATCCCCACGTACTGAATATAAAGCACCGAC